TACGATCAGATCCTCAAAAACTGGTTTATCGCCAGGAATTGGAATGTTCTTTAAGTATGTTGGTTGCTCAGCAAATCCACAAGATAACCCTGGCACATTTACTTGATTTCCAGTGAAAGATACCATCGGTGCTCTGGAAATAGTAAATTCAAATCCTACACCAGATAAGTAATTCCTATTTTTAAGCTGCTGAGAATCAGTGCTTTTTGTTGAAGAGGAAGCCATTTTTTCTAACTATTTAGAAAAAAAGAGGAGATTGTAGTCTCCTCTGTATTATAAACTTCTTATCAGAAAGAGTAACGAACCTTTACTTCGCCACCAAGATCAAATGCCTCGGAGTCAAAACCATACTCGCCAGTAATTTTTGACTTCAAGGAAACCTTGTTCGTGATGGGATAAGATAGTCCAACTTCACTTACAAAAACACCCTCATTGGTGCCGCCATTGTTCCACTCATAACCAGGACCAACTTCACCATAGACTTTCAGACCACTGGTGCCGACTTTGGTTTCATAACCACCACGGATTTCGGTTTGAGCACCTTTAAAAGTACCACCATCAGTGATAGTTCCACCAGCAGTGGTTTTTGATTCCACATAAGGGCCAGCGAACGCAGCGGTGGCAAGGAAAGGAGCAGCAGCAACAGCTGCGATTGCGGTTTTAAACATAAGTGTACCTCTATATTTTCTCGCAGAGTTTACCTGCGGATGTATGGAAAATCGACATTTTTCCGATTTAGTTCACGCAAATTGACAAATAATTGAGGTCTTTTCACGATCACCCTGCAATTTTAACAATAATTTTATTTTTTGTCAAGGCACAAAAAAAGAGGGTCCGAAGACCCTCTGACTAAACCTTGTGAAAATTGATCACATGAGGTTCTTAACAAGTACGCGACGATAGTAGCGGTTTGCGTTGACCAGCAGACGACCACCTGAACCCGAAGGAGGAATGGTTGAACCCTCAGCGAATGGGTTAGCAACGATTCCATAACGGGTCTTGAAGCCGATCTTAGGCTGGAAGCTGTTCTCACCAACGGCACGAACCATTTGGAGAGGAACGTATGGGCAATAGAACAGACCTGCGTCATAAGGTGAAGAACCCTTATAACCAACAACGTAGTACTGGTTAGCAGCAACGTTTGCCGAATATGGGTCGATGTATACTCTGTACTTACCGTTCAGAGTACCAGCAAAGGTATTGCCAGTGTCATCAACGTTCAGGTTAGCGTTGAGTGCAGGGGTGTAATCCAGAACGCCTGCCATGGTGAGTGCAGAAGCAACGTCAGCAGAGCAAAGGATAACGTTGCCCTTTCCTCTACGAGTTCTTTGTGCAATCGCGTTAGCATCACGCTCGATCTGGAAGATCAGACCCTTGAACTTCTCAACTGACCAACGACCGTTGGAGTCGATATCAAGGTCAAACTGACCAGCGGTAGCAGTGTTAACAGCAGCACCTTGCTCAGCAACCTTGTAGATGGTTCTGATAACTTCGCGGTTGATCTCAGCAAGAATCTCGGTTGAGAGAATGTTTGCGAGTTCAGCCTCAGCGTTCAGACCGTGAATTGCTTTCAGGTCTTGTGCCAGTTCTAAGGAGTACTCAGCTTTGAGTGCTCTTGACTTAGCGGTAACAGTGACTTTCTCGATTGAGAATGCCATCTGGTTGAATGCATCATTACCTGTATTCAGGTTTTCTGCATCACCAGTTGCCATGCCCTGACCGACATCATATGCGGTTGAAGATGCGGTAGCAACAGGGTTCAGAACTGATGGGTTATCGCCAGATTGTGCGGTAGTACCCATACCAGCAGCAACGTCGCTGAAACCAGCGGTCTCATCGAATCCAGCATCCTGACCAGAGAATGCGGAATCTGCTTCGTTGAAGAATGCTTCTGCGCCACTCTGTGAAGTGTAGCGGGAGCGCATTGCGAAGATCAGTCCAGTAGGACCGCTCATTGGTTGAACGCCAGCCAGATCATAAGCGATCAGGTTAGGCATGGAGCGTCTGATCAGGGAGATCAGAACAGGGTCGAAACCAGCGGTTGGTGACGATGCGGTGCCACCAAATCCACCTGAACCACCAGCAGCGTTAGCTGAGTTGGTTGGAACGGCTTCCATGAGGTTGCCCATTGAGCCATGCTCAAATGCAGCTTGCTCTTTTAAAAATCTTTCTTGGTTTTCCAGCAGGACTGCGGTAACTGCTCTTCTGTGCGAATCTTTGATTGCGTCAAGACCTTGATAGTCCAGAAGAGGTGCCCACTTCTCCTGCAAGTGTTCGGAATGGAACATTTGCGTTTCTCCTAAAAGTTAGTTTGGTTTAATGTTAAATTCAGTTTTTCTTTGCAACAGAAGACATAATTTTGAGGTATGTTGCCATATCAGCAGAATATGAAGGATCTGCTGGTACTGACTCAACACCCTCAGATAGTGTTTCTGTCTTTGCTGCGGTCGAAGAAGCCGTTCTAGTTGGGAAGTATGACTCCCTTAGCGTCTTCATTTTTTCACGATATGCAGTCTCACTTTCAAACTCTACACTTTCGGCAAGTGAGGCGAGCTTCTCTTTCTGGGTGTCTGCGAGACCCTCAGAAATTTCTTCAAAGATTCCGTCAGCAACCGCCTCTGCGAGACGCTTGTTGAGTGAGATGTTCTTATGAATTTGCTCGTTGAGTTTTGTTTCCATCTCATCAAGTTTGTCTACCATGCTATGCAGCACATCATATTTCTCCTCAGGGATTGTTACATAATGATCTTCAAAAAGACCCTTCATTCCAGCAAGGAATGATTCGGTCATCTCAGTTTTAATGCCATTTTCGATGGCAAGTTCGTTTTCAGAAACCCACTCATCGGAAACGTATTCCAGATAGGAATCTACGCGCTCGATGAGGGTTCCCTTCATTTCTTCGATTTCTTCTTGAAGCTTTCTTTCGAATTGTGCTTCAAGTGCTTCTCTGATTTCAACTACCTTGGATCTCAGAGCAGCTTCGAAAATTGTCTTTGCTTTCTCTTTGAATTCCTCGGAGAGTTCTTCACCACCGAGAAGAGCGTTAACGTCTTCTTCAACGTTAACTTCGTCGTTGATTTCGATTTCTTCTTCAACGACTTCTTCTTCGACAACCTCATCAACAATCTCAGGGGATTCTTCGATAACCTCTTCATCCTCAACCTCAGATTCTTCTTTCTTCATCTTTGGCATTGGATCAGCAGGCTTTGCACCCCTATTAACAATGTCCTTGACGGTTTTGAGTGAAGGTTCTCTCAGTTTTGCAGAATCATCATCTACTCTGTAATTCTCAGGAGTTGGACCGCCGAGATCTTCGACGCTCGCTAACTGAGAACCATCATTTTGCAGTTTTGGCATTGGATCGCCAGCTTTCGCACCAGCATTTACAGCTGTCTTGGATTGCTTGCCCACTGCCGTCTCCATCTCTTGTAAGTTACCACCAGACATTTGAAACTCTCCGATTTACCTGTTTATAACTATATTTATTTATAAATTAAATATTTGCGAGAAAATCGTTGAAAAGTTCCAACTTCTTCTCATCTAATTGTCTCTGTGAGACTAGGGTATTTATTGACTTTTTCATCTCGGTCATTCTCTTCTCACGGAGAATACCACCGTCCCATACCCATTCTTTTCCTTCCATAATACCTTCAACAAAAGCATCTGGTGCAGAAGGATCTGCTACAATATCAGCAGCAGTTGCTAACATGAAGTCGTCAGCAACAATGTTCACACCTTCTCTATTTTGAGTCAGTGATCCGATTCCTCTGGAAGAAACACCAAGTTTTACACCTTCGGACAGAAGTGACTCTGCAATTTTTCCCATTGGTGTAGATAAGATTTTCGCCTTACCAATAAAGTTAGTTCCATTCTCTCTAAGAGAGACGATTTTGTGAGAAACGCGATCTAAGTTTACGGTTGGACCGTCTGGATGACCAAGTTCTCCAAGAGCACGACCTTTGTCAACGAAACTCTCGCTATATCTTCCAACTTCTCTACGAAGAGTTTCCATTGGATACATACGTCCGTTACGGTTTTTGATATCACCTTGAAGGAAAACTCCTTCAATGTAAAGTGATTTTTTACCGTTACGAGATTCGACGATAACTTCTACGTTTTCGATTTCTTCTCTAATGAGTTTCATTAGGCTACTCCTGAGATTTGAACTTGGTGAATGTGTAAAACGCCAGTTGCAGCATCTGTTCTTGCCGCAACTTTTACTGATTTTCTTGCAATACAATCTTTGTCAGTGAATGATGCAGTGACTGCACTCGAATCATGATCGACTACAATTCGTGTAGAATAGTATCCACCAACGTTTGCGGTTGTATTTACAGAAATAACTCCTTTGTGGGAGAAATTAAAATCACTTTGAGTTCCACCAGTTAGTGATAAGTAGTCACCAACTTCAAATGGTGAACCAGTTCCCTCAGGAAAATCCAAAACCGTTGTGGTTCCAGTGGTGACACCAACAACTTTTTGAGATGCTGGGGTTAATGCAAGAGTTGCAGAAGATCCAGCTGGGATATAAAAATTTATAATATCTGCTGTTGGTTCAGTACCAATCGCAACGTGAGCACCTGCGGTTACAGCAGTCAATCTGATAGTGTCAGACTGAACAGAAATTGCTGTTGATTTTGCGCTTGATGTGCTAGTGGCGAATTGTGTACCAACACCTACTGGTTTAAGTGCCATTATTCTTAATACTCAACTATATTATCTATTTATTCTTCCGTTTCTTCTGCGTCAAACGCAAACATAGATGCAGCAACACTTGGCTTCATTGCTTCGATTTTTTCTGCACTTTTTGAGAAAAGAACATCTTTAATATAGTCACTGACTTGCGAAGGACTTTCATCCGCAATAATCAAATCCATTAATTCATCCATGGTGTTACACTAACTTTTCGTTTTTATTTATATCTCCCCACCTTTGGGCATTTTAACTTCTGGTGCTTCGGTAGCAGATCCATCCATTTCTGGTTCCATAACTGGTTGACCTAGATCTCCCATCTCACCACCTTCCATTGGCATAGGTGCATTTGGATCAGGAATAATTCCGTCTTCAATTTCTTTATTGATAAGAGCATCTTGTTCAAGAATTTCTTGATCAGTTTGGCGCAGAATACTTCTGCGAACATAATCTTGTGAATAATACTTACCAACATATGGTTCAGCAGTCGCAACCAGATTAAGTCTTTCAGTTAAAAGTTCTGCTTCTTTGAGTTCTGCAAAGTGATTATCATAAAGGAAGTCATATTGAATATGCTCTTCCATCAGATCCCAGTCTTGTGGGGTTACAATATTTTTGAGAATTAGTTGAGTTTTCAGCATGTCATTAAACATTGCTGAGAATCTCTTTCTCAATCTTCCAACAAATTTGCTGAATTTAACTTCATCTCTTAGGATTTCTGAGGATCTTCCCAGATTAAATCCACCATCAGATGCCATTCTTGATGGAGGAACATTCAGTGCTTGGAAAAGTTTCTTTTTGAAATATTCAATGTCTGTAATTTCTCCAAGATTCTGTCCACCAGGAAGTGTAGAAATTTCGGTTCCTCTACCACCTTCGCGGCGAGGGAGCCAGAAGTCTTCCATCATCGACATGAATTTTTTATCGTCACGCATCTCACCAGTGTTTGCATCATACACAAGTTTGTTGCGATAACGCATCATCACATCGCGAAGATATTGCTCTGCCTTTACTTTTGGTAGGTTACCAACATCAATGTAGAAAATTCTACGCTCTGGTGCTCTCGATAAGCGATAGATTACAAGAGAATCCTCAATCATGCGAAGTTGATTGAGTGCTTTGATTGCTTTATGAAGATATGATAGAACTAGTCCTTTATTTCTATCAACCAGACCAGATGTACAATAAGTAATTGAATCTTTCGTCATGGTGATATTTTTTTGTGGACCACCATTGTAAGAAATTCCATTACCAGCAGCTGCTATTGAGTCTGGCGTGTAAATGAAGAATTCGTCAATATCTGGAAACTCATACTTCAATGGAGAGTCTGGTTGACTTGCCATCAAAATTGGAGTGTTTGATTTGATATCTGCGTTCTTTCTAAGTTTTCTAACATAACGCATTTTCATTGCGTCTATGTATCTCAGTTCTTTAATTCCTTCGTGAGGTTTTTTAAGATCTATGACTTTGTGGTAGAAAAGTCTTCCATCTACGTACCAGTTACGATAGATTTCATGTGCTTTGCGGTCAAAATCTAATAGTTCTAGAATATACTTAAACTCTTCTCTGATTTTCTTTTTGATTCCATCACTGGCTTCAAGATTTGATAGTTCAATTTGAACAGGACTATCATTAGTATCAGAAACAATTGCTTCATTTACAATATCTTCAATGGCACTATCCACCTCAGGATGAAGTGCCATTTCGCGGTATCTTCTCAGTAGATCGTTTTCGTTTTTATATACACCTTCGAGATCGAGATATGAACCATAAAATCCAGCTCCCGATGTCGCATAATAGTCAACCCCGTCCGCGTGGTTAGGCGGAACGGGGGACTGTATATTTTTGGACTTATCATCGTCCTCAATTGAAAAACCAAATAATCTAGCCATTTATAGAACCGAACAGAATTCCTACTGCTCTATTTATCCAATTAAATCAGGCGATAATTTGACCCGATTCGTCAGTAGGAGTACCAGCGGTCCAGTATTGTACTTGGAATTCAACTGTGAATTCTTCAATGGTGTCGCCAGTATCGTATGACAAATCAATCTGTGATACGTTAGTTGGGAAAATATCGAAGAAACGATATGATCTCAGTTTTGGTGAAGGTACGTTACCGCCAGCATTAGCAGCATCGGTTCCATCGTTTGTGGTCGAGAATCTTCCAGCGTTGTAACCACGACCTAACTGATAAACATAAGCATCGGTCATGTATGAAGATGGATTAGTTGCACCAGAAGCATTATCCAGTTTGCTGATTGCGTTCATCCATGCTTCAAATTGTGATCTGAGCAGGAAGTCTTCGTCGTTGATAATTGTTACTGTCCAAGTATCGAAAGTACGATCACCAGCAACTTTTAAAATACGACCTCTGAAAGGAACGTCGATTGGAGCAATGTTTGATGCTGGCAGAGCAGCTGCTTTGCACAGGAATCTAAATGTTTCTTGCTCAGTTCCACCCCAGGTGGCGGTATTTTCGCCACCCAGTGCTGCTGTTGGGAATGCAGGGATATCAACTTCAAAAAGATTAGGACGAGCTCCACCCCCTTGAAGTCTTGACTTAAAGTTTGAGATTGTTCTGAGAGCCATTTTTAGGATCCTCCGTAATTGTTTTTATTCGTTAAGTTTCTCAAACGCGACCAGCGACTTCATTGAAGCTGATGCCAGTTCTTGTTGCCACAAAGGTGAGTTCAACAAAGTTGATAGACTTGGTTGGCTTCAAGAAGATGTCCGCACGGAACTCATTGTTGTCAATGATGTCGGGGGTGTTATTTGTTTCGTCACAAATAACAAGGAAATCATATAGACCTCTCTTGGACTGAATGTCTCTGAGGAATGGTTCAACGATGTTTACAAAGTTTGCTCTTGTAATTTCGTCGTTGAATTCGAAGAGTTGAGCTTCTGCCGATCTCTTCAATGCGTCCTCAATGTAGAGGAAGAGGCGACGAACGTTGATTCTGTCAAACGCAGATGCGTATCCAAGACCAGTCTTATCGCCAAAGAGTAGAACACCAATGCCAGGCTTATTAACAATGGAGTTAACTCTTCTTGGATAGAGAAGATCTCTTTGTGCCTTGGTTGGGTTGTATGCAAGTTTTACTGCATTCAGGAGAACACCTCTCTGCTGACCAGCAGGTGAGAACCATGGGAATGAATCTCTGGTTGTTCTTGCCATCAGACCAGCAACGTCTCCGTTGGTTGGAATGTAGCGGAATTCGTCGTTGAATCTGTCATAAACATACTTATAACCAGAATCAAACACTGCATACGATGAAGATGTGATTGGAGAATAGAAATCAATAATATTCTCAGTTTGAGTGTCTGAATTTGTGACGTTTACAACTGCGGTTCTATATGGAGAGATTGTAGCAACACAATCTTGTCTTGTTTCCGCAATTGCAATCAGTTTGTTTGCCTTTGCCTGAGACTCTTCTTTGGTTCCTAAACCAGGACCCATCATAAGGAAGTCAACATCAACTTCGGAATCATCTAGGAACTTATCATAAGCAGTTGAAAGTGCTCCAAGAGTTGCAGTCAGTGCTCCCTGTGATGCGAGATCGACATCGCCATCATAGTTCTTACCGCCAAGCAGTGAGTAAGTAACGTTACCAACAGCAGTGAAGGTAGTTCCTTGTGCTCCCGATCCCCATGCACCAGATGCGAGGGTGTTTGCAACAAAGTTTGTGGAGAATCCAGTTGCAGCTGGGATTGTTCCATGGAAAGTATCAACTGCGGTGGAAGGGCTAGTTCCTGCAAAGAGATACTCAGAATTGTCTGCAATGTAATTCTTGTAGTAGATTCTTTGTGGAGAATTGACGCTTGAAACAGCATCCTTTGCTTTTGAAAGGAAGAGATGCTTTTCAAGAATTGTTCCCTGGTTTCCAGTGATGCTTCCACTGTCATCGACAAGGACAACGTGAAGAGCATCATTCTTGCCATTTCTATCTAATGAATATGCATTAGATACTGGTTTTGGTGCAAGAGTCTTCCAGAAGATTGTGCTGTTTGTTAAACCAAGTGTTTGCTGATCATACCAATCAACAGATGTTGCAGCAGTGAAAGCACCTACACCTGTTCCAGCTCCACCATCAGTACCAACACCAGCAGCATTCATGAATGTTAGGGTTGCGCCAACAGGAATGGATGCTGTTGTATTTCCTTCTGCATAAGTGATTTGAGTCTCGGTTCCAGCAGCAGAAACACGACCAGTAATCTTAACATCAATTGTGCTATTACCGTTTGTAGTGTCAGTGGTAACACCAGTGATAATTCCCTTGACGTAACCAGAGAAAACGCTAGTTGAACCACTTCCAGCAAGAACAGCGTTAACTGGAACGGTAACACCCAATCCAATTTTAGCACCAGTGTCGCTAACACTTGTAGTAGTGATACCAATGATCTGGTCTGCTTGGTCATCAATCTGACATACTTTCAAATCGTTTGCCCAGGAACCAGGATCCTTAGCAGCATAATAGAAGTTTGTTGCTGTTGAGTATGACTCGGTATAATCGTCGTAGTTTTTGATTTTCAGCGTAGTTGTTGAAGCGATACCTACGCCAGCATTTGCGTTTTTGAGATCAGCATCGTCTGTACGAACAACTCTAAGAGTACCACCATATGCAAGATATGATGATGCAGTCATCCAATATTCGTAATGTGAATCGGTGCTATATGGTTCGCCAAAAGTATTGAGAAGATCTGCTTCATTCTCAATCAGTTGAGGAACTTCGATAGGACCTCTTTCAAAAGGACCAGCAATACCGCCTACTACTGGGTTTACATTATCAGCTCTCCCTACCGTTAAATCAACCTCTCTAATTCTTACACCAGGAGACAATTGTGGAGTAGCCATTCGTTTTTCTCCGAGACCTTAAAATTAACTAAAACTATTTATTAAATAGTTTTTTTCGCAGGGGAAATTGCGGGTGAACACTACCAGTCTGGGTATTCCCACATTAGGTCTTCTTTTTGAGTCTTTTTCTTTTTCTGTCTGTTATTGATAATTCTTTCTATCGTGCATTCTTTACATTCATAAGAATATGAAGAAGCAACTGTTCCTCGGTCTCTATGAGTTCGATAGAACCCATCAATCAATCCCTTAGTCTGTCCACAAACTCTACATTTTCTTTCATTTAGAAGTAGATGACTAAATTCAAATTGATCGTCGAGTTCCATCACATGTACTCCCACATATAAGCACGATCACCATATTCATCCACATACCACCTATCACCATCTTTATCTATAAAACTTTCAGAATCGAGACCATCGGAAATAAAACCAAATGGAGCCATGTCTTGTTCAATTTGATTCTTTTGATCTTCGTAAATTCTCTTTCTTACATCTTGATCGGTAAGTTCTTTAAAATAATCCTGAGCAACTAACCAAGCATATATGA